TTCCGCCATGCTCCTGCTGCGAAGGCTGGGACGTTGCTGATCAGATTCGGAATGGACTCTAAGGGAGCCGTCGGGTTGCCTGCAAGCGTCAGCCCGCCGGTCATCGTCCCACCGCTCATGGGCAACGTTCCCGCCGCAAAACTCGCGACCGTCTGGCCCGTGGATGCCCCAGTGGGCGTCACCAGCATATGGGAAACGTCGATTCCCGATAGGCCAGACAATCCGCTCATGAACTGGGCGTATGGCACCGCGGTATTGGAGCCCTGCTGGCCCATAGCCACAAGGTCGCCGACAGCTGGAACCGTACCGGCAGGCAAACTGCTTACGATATAGCTTGTCGTCGCCGAGAGCGTACCGCCGTTGAGGACCAGATTGGCGCCAATAGTCAGATTCTCCGGCGCGCCAGTGCCACTCGACTCGCGGCCGAGAACAGTTCCGCTCGGGATCGCCAGCGCTGGCTGTAGGCCTGCGATCACCTGCGCGCGTGTCACTTTCACAGACACGCCGCTCTGGTTGGCCATCATCTCATCGGTATCGGACGACGCCGTTGCGGGCGCCAACTGATCAATCGTCGGCATACGGAACTAGACTCCAGATGGAGTTGAAGGCGTCAGCTCGCGAGGATAGGATTGCCGTTCTGATCCGTGATAACCAAGCCGCTCCCGGTCTCCAACGCCGTCGCCGGCACAGCGGGCGTGGATAGAGAGAGGACCGGCAACAGGATACTGCGCTGCACGGTGCGGCCATTCGTCGTAGTAATCACGATCGTGACCGTGTAGACGGTCCCGGCCTGGCCTTCTGAAAACCAGAAGACCGCCCTCGGGCCGTCAGCCGTCGCCGAGTTTAACGTGAGATCGCCAGGATTGGCCGGACTAATGGTCGCATCCAAAGTTTGGATGGAGTCGCCGTCATTTCCAACGAAAGCCGGCGAGATGTCAAATTGGTAGTCCAAGATGTCTGCGGGATCCTTGGTGGCCCAATTAAGCGGTGCTGGTGCCGTTGCGACAGCACCTCGGGCAACCGGAATGAAGCTGTCCAGCGTAACTGTACGGGCGCTACTCGGCTTCCAGACATGTGATGCGGGCGTCGACATGGGGTGCTCCGGGATTGAACTGATGACGTTTGCCAGCGAGGACAGCACGAAATGCCGATACGTCCCTCAGCCTAGGAAGCTGGATTCTGGTGGCGACGGCCACATCGCCGGTCGTCTCCAGAAATTCGATGACCAGGTCATTTGATACGTGGGCTTACGTCCTTGTCTTCACGATTACCACCTGACCATGACCAGGCCGGGCGCCCCCGCTGCACCGACCTGTGCCGTGTTGCCAGTACTCGTTGTACCGGCGCCGGAGGCGCCGCCGCCTGGGAACTGGCCAGCCACCCCCACACTCGTAGCAACGCCCGTCGCACCGCCGCCCATCGCGCCACCACCGCCAACGCCGCCGTAAACGCCGATGCCGTTGCCGCCAGTGCTGCCCGCAATATTGATATCGCCGCCGACACCAACGCCGGGTGTCGACGCGCCGAGCCAGGGTTCGGCAATCGACGCAAGCGGATTAAGGCCGGCGCCCGTAGCAGAAACATACGTTCCGAAGCTGCTGCTGCCGCCGAGAGTCGGCGGCGTCGTGGTGTTGCCAGCGGCCCCGCCCACCCCGACAGTCACAGGGATGATCTGCCCCGCATTCAGCCCAGTGATCCGCTTGCGCGCATAACCCCCACCGGCGGCGCCACCGCTCGGCGACGTCGACGAAGACGCGTAAGAGCCGCTGCCTGCACCCCAGACTTCTACCTCGATCTGTGTCACCCCGGCAGGGACAGAAAAACTGCCCGAGGCGGTAAAGCTTTGCACGCCCGATGCGAAGCCGGGGCGCAGTGTCGGAAGCTTCCATGTCAGGAATGGCGCATTTGGGAGCACTGCGATGGACGTCGCGGTAATCGCCGTCTGACCATACGCGACGCTGATCACATAAAGACCGACCCAGCCGTTGTCGACCGGCGGTGTCAGCTGCGAGCCGGTTGCCGCCGCCGCCCCGGCCTTGAGCTGGAGTTGGACTGATTGCGTCCGCAACGTGTTCTGTGCGACGCCAGAATTCGTTGGGCCGCTGTAAGGTTGCGATGGGTTAGCGGCGTTGTAGTAGGGCAAGACAACAGGATCGATGTCGGATTCCTGCAGAGCCGCCTGGATAAGAAAATTGGCCGACTGACCCGACGTAGTGGGTGGGACGACGGTAAAGCTGGTGGATGGAAGATTGATTCCCATCTTGACCAGTTGATCCGTGCTGTCGGCCGGCAGAGAGCCGTAGTTGAGCGTATCAACCACCGAAAGCTGTGTGATGCTTCCGGGACCGACAGTGACGGACAACGATGCGGGCACCGTCGGAATGCAAGCCAGTCCATCCACAACAGTGCTGCTACCGAGAACCATCTGCGCCAGATACCCCAGCGCAACCATCGTATTGCGGTTCGTCGTCAGAAGGTCGCTGTCAAGGGGGATAGCGCCGGGATATACGATTGTCCTGTCCATGAGCCCTCGTTTTATGCGCGCTGTTGGTGGGCGCCGGGATGGCGCGTCGTCTCGGCCGCAGGTATGCGAAGCCGGCAATCAGTTCTGGATACGAGTCCAAGCAATCGATGCCACCGGAAGGACTTCGGCGATGGCGGCCGTGATGTCGCTGTCTGTTACTTGGCCTTGGACCATCGCGAGGCTCGCATACTCAATGGCGCCAGTGCCATAAGCACCTACGGAGTTGCCCCAGCCAGACACCAACGCGATGCCGCTGCCCGTTGGGCGATAGGCCGTTACAAAGCATTGGAAGGGCAGTTCCATGCTGCCCCATCCGCCCCCGACACCGTAACCGGCGCCGCCAACGGCGTAACCGCCGGTATCGGTCGATCGCATGGGCTCGAAGACTGTCGGCGCGCGGCCTGTGAGATCTTGCACGGCACTTATGATTGCCTGCCGCGTGCCGTGCTCACGAAGCAGACTAGTCTGAATCAGCAGGCGGAACGCGTCGTCGCTTTGGCCGGCACGGCGTTGAAGACGGCTCCCGAAGAAGTCGTTGGCGATAATGTCAAGCCACACATCGGTCGCGGTCGCTATGCGTGTCTGAGTCTGAACATAAGCCAACAAGGAGTGGGCCCAAGCCCAAGCACAGGCTAACCCGTTGAGCAAACCGTCCAACACCGGCGTCGTGTCGGGAAACCAGCGGGTCGGGAGAACCGCCTTGATACGCGTCACCATATCCGGCTGATCGCCTATCATCTCAGTTCACCGTCACCTGACCGACCTTAATGACGCCATTGGCTGGTGGGGCAATATCTGCGACGCCACCGTTGAGCTGGACCTGGGTGACATTGGTGATCGCGGTCGCGACGGCGTAGGCAAGCTGACTCACACGGCTGACTGGCAGGGGCGAGCCGATGGGAAGGCTGTCAATAAAGGCTGCCAAAGCCGCGCTCACCGGACCGGCGAGTTGTTCGCTGGTCGTATTTCCGGTCACTGTCAGAGTAAGGCTGACGTTCGCGACAGTCACCACCGGAGGCTGGATCGTGAAGATCGAACCGACCGGCCGAACCGCGTCGACGGCAGACTGAACCGTGGTCAATAACGTCGTGGAGGGATAACCCGACCCGTCGTCGACAGTCACAACGAAGCTGCCCATCACCTGACTTCCGTTGGGCGCCTGATTCTCCTGAATCGTATATTGCAGTCCCTGCTGAATGCTACTGACTGCATAGCCTACCGCCAGGGAAGTCGCTCGTGACCGACTGTCAATGTAATTCTGGAACCGCGAGCGGAAGGCCGTGTCGGATTCAGCGTCGAGGCCATTCACAAAAGCTGAGGGATTGCTGACTGCATCAATGCCCGGTATCGCGGAAGCCAATAACGTGATCGATCCTGCTTGGACATTGCCGCCCGAACCAGCCGCCTGCGCGATCACTGGAACGGTGAACGTGGTGACGGCCGTTGGCATGACATAGCCATTCTGGACGGCATTCCAGGCCGGATTCGTGGCGTCGATGCTCACTGCGAAGGTCTGTGTGCCGTCGGAAGTGCGCACCAGGGCGCCAACCGGCACGAGGGCAGTTCCGATTGCGGTAAAGCGCGTGAAGGTGACGATGCCAGTGGCGGCGACCGCCGGCAGCCTGGTCAGAGCGAAATCCGCCATCCAGCTGTCAAGGTCGCTACCGGTGCTGGTTGCGGCACGGGTCGTCTGAAGAACGAGCAATATGAGCCACTGTATCCACAATGCCACTGAAGCATTCGCCTCAAGCACTGCACGCAGGGTAGAGCCGACGGTAAGATCCAGCAGCTGGGACGCCGCCGACTGAACGGCCGCAGCCATGTTCTGCATCAGCGTGCTGAAGTTCTGAAGCGACAGCTGCATTGCTTATCCATTCACCGAGAATGACAATACCTGAGTCTGGCCGGATGGCGCATCGACGTAGCGTATCTGGACATAAACTGTGCCAGTGCTGCTATTTGGATCGAATTGCACACTAATATCTGGTTCCGGCGTCCGGGCCACTGCCGGCTCCTTGAATATCTGACTGCGGATAACGGCTTGGATCTGCGATGCGTTACCGGGTTGGCCGATGAACTGAGAGGCCATTTCGGAATCATGGCGGAATGGTTGACGTGATGGGTTGGATGGCCGGGCCAGATGTGATTCCAGACGGGTGTTCGAAGCCTTTCTGGAAGACCTCATGTGGACCCCGACCACCCGCGCA